ATTGTTGATCAGCATCGACAAGCCCGATGCTGTGCGTCCCGCGCCTCCGGCCTGTCCGTTGCCCGTAAGGTACTTGGGAATTGTGCTCACGTCGTCGAGCATCGTTGAGAACTTGTCCACTATGCCTATAAGCTCCTGCGCATTGCTCTGCGGCTGGAAAAACTTCACGGGCTCTTGCTGCGGGTTCGATGGATCGCTCAAAACCTTCCAGCGCTTCCATGGATACAGCGAGTCGTCCTGTGTAGGCGACAACAGCTCCTCGTGATAGACCACCTGCGGGCCAGACGAGATCGCGATGTTGTTGATCAGCGCCCGCAGGGTCGCGTTGATGACGTCGCTCAGGTCGTTGGCGAGGGCGGGGATGCCGTTGCCGAACAAGGTGCCCGGCTGTTTATCGAAACTCGTCACGTAGTACGGCACGCGTAGACGCGGGCTGGGGTTCATCATCACTTTGAAGATGCGCTTGTCGACCATCCACGCCGTAATGAAGTACGGCTTCATCGGATCGTCCACTCCTGGGACCTTGTACTCCATCAAATAGCGCCCGAGCACGAAACCGTGGAATTCGATGGCGTTTATGAACGCGTCGTCGAGTACGTTGTTGCGCCCTTCCATCTGGGCGCGCTCGTAGTCAAATATTTGAATCCATTCTTTGAATCCACGGCCCTCGTACGCCTGAATGATCGCGCGGATGTCATCTTCGCGGTATCCGGGGAGGCCAATCAGGTTGTAGAGGTCGTTCACGGACAGACGTTGGCGCTCAAACACCTCTGTGTTCTTGATTGACGTCGCTCCGGGGCTGAACCAGATGTCCCAGGGGCTCACGCGCTCCCATTGGAACACCGCGGACTCGTGCGCAACGAGTTTTCGCTTGTTTTTCTCCCACTTCAGCTCGGTTTTGCGGCGCGTGACCGGTCCTTTGATCACTGCGTACTTGTAAACAGGCAAATCGGCGAGAAATTCGCTCAAAGCCGGGTAAAAATAGCCCTTTTCGAGGATCTCGTCGACCTTCAGCTGTGCTTTCTTGGCTTCCTCGGCCGCTTTGTGCCGTTCGTTGAGCTTGACAGCGTCGTACAGCTCCTCCAAACGCATGAGAATCAAATCCTGTCCGACGATTTTGCCTTCCTGGTTCTGTTTCATGACCTCTTCGTGCACGAGACCGCTGATATTCATCTCCAAAGTCTCTGGAACCACCGGATCTTCGCTTGGTGCGAGGGTCCAGGGGCGGTCGGAGTTCATATAGACGTTGCGCAGGAGGGCTGTGGCGCCGCGGCACTTCATTGTCATCAGTCTGGAATACGTAGTCGAGCCGCCCATGGACTGAATTTGTTGCAGAACGCCGGGGTCGTAGACACCGTTGTAGGCGCGCATGTCGCGGATAAGCTCGTCGTCCACTCCAATCACGCGGCGGTGGCGGACTGCCTTCTCAAAGCGCTGCCGCACGTAGTTCGCAAGCTCAGTTGCGATCTCAGGTGACACCTCGGAGAGGTCGATCGAGCGTTTTTCGGCTGCGTCCAGCTCGTCGTTTCCCACTACGCGAAGCAGCCCGCGGCCTTGGTGGCGCATCGGCTCCATGGTCTTGTCGACTTTCTTCGGGTAACGCGGTCCCGAGCCAGTGTCAGGCACGCCGGGAACAGCTGACGCTGCGCGGGCTGAGTTGCCTAGATTGCCGCCGGCTCCTGCGAAACCCGCAGTACCAGGGCTGGTGTCGATGACGCCCATCGTGTTTTTCTCGTTCTTGAATAAGACGCAAGCGCTTGCACTATATCAGGTTTTAAGTCCACGCCCTCACTGATGGCGCCGGGACCGGTTTATCGTTGCGCTTGATGCGGTTCAACCTGCTGAGAACGTTGCCACTGTGACCCAGCACGCCGTATTGTAGCGCGTCGGCGATATCCGACCAAGGATGGCCTTTATTGGGCATCGGCTTGAGCTGTCCGTCCTTCAGGCGGTCGTACCGGTAGCGCGACTGCATCGCTCGTACCAAAGTCGTGCAGTGCGGGGAGATCAAGAGCGCAGCTCCGCCATCGCGCTGCTGGAGTAACCATTTCTCAACAGCGCGGAGCCTCGGCTCAATGAGGTTGGTCATGGCGGGTTGCGAGGCAAAACCTAGACGCGTGATCGCGCGGAATACACTCTCCTCGCCGATCTGGCCGCGGGCGATGCCCGAAGGGTCGCCGACGATCCCCACGGGCAGGCGCGCGTACTTCGCTTGGGAGAGAAGCGGGCGAAGCTGTAGGGCGATGAACTGCTCGACGCCCATGCTGCCGGCCTGCTCGGTGATCAGTTCGTCAATAACCACAAGCCGGCCGCGAGCGTCCATCTGCGTAATGACCGCGGCCGGGTTGCGACCAAAGTCCATCCCAACAACCACAAGAGTGCCAGGGACTGGGAGTAGCGCGCTCTTAGCAACGTGGAAGTCTGAGCGGAAAGAAGCTCGAAACACAGCCTCTCCGGCCAAGCTAGGCGTGATTTTGTTGTCAACATAACTTTCGGTCCACTCTGTAGAATTATTGAGGATCAAATCTTCGTAGTAACCGGGGACGAGGTTCTCTCGGTTCTCTGCGCCTGGATCTCTAGCACCGGGCTGCACCCAGTACTTCCATGTGGGGGGCCGAGGCTTACCGTCGGGCATGACGGACTCTTCGAGAATTGGATACCAAGGCGAGTCTTCCGAAAATGAATTGGTCTCGCCGATGACTCCATGCCACGTCGGTCCACCATTAGCCATTGAAGGGTAGCGACCGCATCGACCCAGAACGTCCATAAGAATTTGCGGGGGCAGTTCGCGCAACTCTGACAGCCATCCAGCGGTGATGTCGAGTGATAGCAAGCGCTGTACGTTCTCGGGCGTATCCAGGGGCAGCATAATCCATTCCGATTCGACATCACCAGTTCGCAGCCAGAACGTCTTGTGTTGCGCTTCATATGTCACCACTCCACGGAGCAACTCCGCCACTGTCTTTGCGGTCGTAGTCTGCAGCTGCGGCAGCGTGTTACGCACAAGCGCGAAGCGCGTACGCCGCTTGCCATCCTTCGGGTCCGGCGCTTGCGCCAGAGCGCGGCGCACCAACTCCATCACCATCCCGGAGGACTTGCCAGAGCCAACTGGGCCGCGAATCAGACGTACTCTCGCATCTGATTCCATAAATCTGCTAATGGTGGGGGGAGCAAAATAATCAAACTCATTCGACATCTGCCCGCTCCAAAAACATAGCCGCGCGTCGACCGGGTGTACGCTCGTACTCTCGCATCTGAACAAGGCGTTTGGCGCGGTTCTTCCGATAGTATTTGCGCGCTGCTGTCGTAGTGCTCATAAAAACGGGGGCAGTTACCTACCCCCCAGCTCCTTCTTGATGAGGAGTCCTATTGACCGAGTTAATTGCTTTGATTTCATCTCAGTCTCGATCCGTTTCCGCAGGCGCGGATTGATTCGGTTCCACGTGCGCAGACTCATTTGTTTGATCTGCTGCCGGAGATGAGTCTGCTGATCCGGCCGAAGGAAGAGGGTTGTTGGCCATGCGGGCGTTGACATCCAACTGAGCCTGAGCCTGCGTAGCGAACACATCGTCGTCCATAGCAGTCTGAAGTACCGCAATCGCGGCGTCCATTTCGCGGGCTGCGGTCTGCATCCCTTCTTGCTGCACGTAGGCGTTGACGAACTGCGTGATCGACTGCGCGTGCTCCCACTTCTTGACCAGCTGACGAATAGAAGCTAACGACTCTTCATCCAACTGACTCATAGCCTGTCGGCACTGAACAAGATTTTTCTCAGCCTGCTCCCTATTGCGGCTTATATTTGAAAGGAGCCCCGGTAGGGCGGTCGTGATATCCATCATCTAATTCCTCGTAGTTTCTAAGTAAGTTGCCGCTGCCCGAAGGAGAGCGGGTGAGTCAAGCATCTTTCCCAAACCATGATTGCAGTGCATGCACAACCACCCACGGAACTTCCCGGTAGCGTGGTCGTGATCCAAACATTTAGCGGGGCGCCCGCAATTAAGCTCGCACATCTCCGGCATCGGACGAGTAGGCATCGGATGTCCCTTACTAGCACGATACGCTTCTTGGTGCGTAGCTCGCCACTTACGCTGATAGCCGGCGGCTTTCGCGCGATTAGCTTTGAGCCACCTGCGGCTTAAAGCGTTTTTGTGTTCGCGGTTCGCGAGATAGTACGCGTGTTTGTAGGCGCGAATTTGTTCCGTAGTCACAACCTATTCCTTAGAAAAATAGCCGGCGGATTGTGAACCAGCTGCGAGCTGGGACGTGACCTCCGGCCGCTTCTCGCGCCTACGCGTATCGCGCAGGTTGTCGAGTCTTTCTTGGCCGTCTTTCATCTGCGAGTGCGCGACGGCCAGTTGATTCAGCAATTCATGGATGCGCTTGTCCTGCGACTGCGCGACTTGGCGCAGTGACTGGATCAGCGTCCCGGTCTGCATATACGTCTCCATAGACGTGACAACAATCTGTTGTAGAGGTGACGCGGGGTTAGCCATCTGATAATACTTGTTGTCCTGACAGTTTCCGTTCGGAAACTCATTTGGCGTCGAGGGCGGTTTGGGCTGGGAGTATCCCGATCGCGGTTCGTTCATTTGGTGTCTCCGATACGACTATGACTTTCTGAGGGATCGTTGCGCCCCCGAAGTGGATGGAAATTCTGCGCGGCTCGCCCGTGGGCTCCAGGTCCTTCGGCACGTGCGCGACTGTCGAGATCTTGATCAACTTTTCGATGGCTTCGAGCTTAGCGGCTGAGGACTTGTCTGATGTCACGATTCTGAACAGCGGGACCAGCGAATCTTCGAGGAGGTACGCGGCCTTCGCCCGTATCCTATCACGCAAGTTGACGTCTGAGTTCCAGAAGGCCAGCTGCTCGCGATATCGCCCAGCCCACTCGGGGTTGCGCGTGCGCGCGACCAAATCTTCTTTTGTCAGTCCGTAGTGCGACAAGATGGCTGCCGGAGTTCGCAGGCGAGCGACGAGGTCGAGAATGAGCTGACTGTCGAAGTCCGTGAGGGCGGCGCGGTTATCAGCAGGAACAGGATGATCAATAAACAAAACAGGAGGACTAGCCACTGGCGCCAGTCCGGCCAGCGCGGCGGAAAGTTCTTCATCGTGTATCTCCGTCATACAAAGTTCTCTTTGATCCCCAACTCCAACAATTCGCCGCAAACGCGCACCCATTCAGAAAGTGGCGCACCGTACGGGATAATCCGCTCGGCATCAGTGATTCCAGTGACAATATAGCAATCCGGCCCCATTTTCACGCGGCACAGGCACTTTTGGATCACCGCGGTGTACGCGGGATCGGTTGGCGGCTGCGGCGGGTCTTTTGCGGCACGTATGATAGTCGTTCGTCCCTGCGGCATACCGCCATCCAAATTAAAGGTCGGATGGCCCCTGGAACCAGAGAATCGCACTGAGTATTCCTTTTGAAATCTGCATTGTGAGGATTTTTCCAAAAAAGTGGACAAACACACACGGCGTAATCGAATAATACTCGGGAAACTTGTGTTTCGGGTCAGGGCAGCCACACGGACCAATATTCGCGATCAATCCGAAGTACCCGGCGCGCTCCAGCGTGCGTGGGCTGTCACCGGCGGCCTTTCCCCAGTGAAACAAGCCAAAAATACGCGGGCGCGTGCTCACGTAGGCTTTTACTATGAGCGACGTGCTCAATGTTTGATCTCCCCGATGGCTTTCGTCTCCGCGATGATCCGTCCAGCGTTCGCGAACAGATATTCGCGGCATGCGGTGCGAATCAGCTCCGACGCAGTCGTATTCTGGTGCTTCGCGACTGTACGTATCGTGTTGATGGTAGTCACGTCCAGAAAAATGTGAAGGGACTGCCGATTACCTACTTTGGGGCGCGCCATGTTAGTTCTCTGTGCCTACGGCCTCACGGACGAAGGATTTAAGCGTGCTCTGCCACTCAGAGAACGGCGCGTTTGCGCTGGCACCGGTTTCGATCCGCCATTTCTCACCGGGGCGCATCTTTACACCAATAGGCGCCTGACCGGGCTCGACGCGGCGCGTGATGCGCCAATAATTTATGACCCACTGCGCTTGGCAGCCGTTCATGATCAAAAGCGCGGTAACAGCCTCCGAAAGTTTCGGGGTAACGGTGCCATGCGACACGGGACCCGGCGGCAAAACCTCGCGGTAGTTCGGCATGTTGTCATTAACCGGCGACGGGGTCTCAGAGAGATCGTCGCCTGTCACTTTCGCCAATTGGATCTTACTGCTCATTGAAATTTTCCTCGTCGATCACAGACGCCGCGAGCACCGCGATTCTGTCCACTTGTGTTGTCTTGCCCCACCCATTGGGGAGTTTATTCTTACATACCATGTTCGCCAGGGCAGTCAACTCCTGCGTCCAGTCGCTGTCGTCGTCCACAACCAGCAGCGGGCGAGAGTCAAACGTCGAACGGGGATACTGATACACTCCAAACCCCCAAGGTTCGTACTGATAGACAGCTATCAATCCCAGGAGGGCGAGCTTCAGCTGAGCTTCCTCCGGCACGGCTTTCGCACAGCGTCGCTTCGTTCCTGGGGAGTACAGCATCAGAATTGCCAGTCCTGTTTGTCGTACGGCGGCGCGCCCATCGCGCAGGCTTCTAGCATCTCGCGGGAGATCTGTTTGTACATCTGATTACGCATTTGAAGTGTGAGGCCCATTACCACACCATAACATGGCTGCGGGCTAAGTCAACGTGATCGTGACGCCCAGCAAGTCCGGTTTAATGTCCGGTTGCTTATGTCAACGTGATCGTGATCCCGATGATCGAGGGAACCTGCACGGGCTGCGCGGCGCCGGGGCTGATCTGCGCGGAAACGACCGCGCTCTGGAAGCTTTCGACCGGCGGGGTCGAGTTGTCGAGGTTCGTGACGGCGAAGTAGTAAACGCCGGCGGGGAGAGGCGGGCTATCCCACTCTGTCGTGCCGGCCGCGACGGTCGCGACTTTCACAAGCGATCCGGGCGACGCGCCCTGATAAATATTCGATCCGGCGGACGTCGCCGGGTTTTCCCAGGACAGGAGCGCCGTAGCGGTCCCTGCTGGCGGCGGCGGGGGAGGCGGGGGAGCCTTGCCATAGTTCGCTATGGCCTGATCCAGGAACGTCTCCTGCTGGGCGAGGTTCATGGCTTGACCACTCGCCAGGGCTGCGACCAAGGACGCCATGGCGGCGGTGGACGCGGGCGAGACGGCTATGTGCTGGGCGAGCCATGCAGCAGGGATCTGCATGGTAGTAGTCGCCCCCGCTGCTGGCACAACGGGGGTGACTGGGGCGACGGGTGGCAGCGAGGCCATCTACTACGCCGAGGGGAGCGCGGCTGCAGCTGCGACGGTCGCAGGGGCAACTACCGGGGGAACAGCAGCGACCACGGGGGTGTTGGCTACGATCGCGGCCGTCATGGTCGCAATGTTCGCCTGCAGCGACGTGCTGACTGCTTCGATGGCGGACTGAGGATCAGCAGCCGCGGCAGCGGTCGCGTAGAGGCCGGCGAGTTCGGTGAGCAATGCTTCCATGCTCTGTTCGACGGTGGTTACCTGCGCTACAGATGCTACGACGTCTTGGAGTGCCTGGGTCATGATTTCTAGTTTCCTGTTGATGGATTGCAAAAGTTCGTGGTCCGAAACATGTTCGTCTTCACGGCTCATAGTACACGCTTCCTACTGTACGGTCAGGTTTGTCGGCGCGTCCGGCATCGGGCCGCCCTGCGTCCATGAGATCGAACCTGACGGGATCGAGATCCCGCTCGCGTCCGCAGCTTCCATGTCGGCCTTGTAGGAGATCCCTACGCTCGGCACGAACGGAGGAATCAACGCGGTGAACGGGATGTTCTGGCTGGACCCAGGAACCCACGTCGCGGGCGCGGTGAACGCGTGATCGACCTCGGCGCCGTTCGCCGGGGTGATCTGAGCAACGTACTCAGTCACTTCGCCGACTACGCAGGCTGAGCCGTCCGAGTTCTGCGTCGGCGTAGTGAACGTGAAACCTGTCTGTGGTGCGCCCATTTTCAGTGAACTCCGGTGATGTGTCCGCCGCCGTGGTTCTCAATGAACTCCCAGATGGCGAGCATGGCTATCGCAACCGCGAGAGCCTGTGGAAAAAGCAAGGGCTTGACGAGCGCGAGGATCGAAATCAGGAGCGCGCCGCCGCAGAGAATGTAGAAAAGTACGTCCATTATGCACCTCGATTGACGAGCCAGATGACAATGCAGACAATTAGGATTGTACCAAGAATGCCGCCGATATACATGATTACTTGTGTCCGTGTGTGCGAGCGTGTGCGTGGCCACCGCGAAGATGATCGCTGTGGTTCCAGTGCCCATGACCGTACCCGCCATGGCCGACCGCGTACCAGCCTGGGTCCCAGACCGAGCCGGTCCAGTAGCCGCAGTCCGAATTGTAGAACCCGACCGGTCCTACATATGCAACGCACGGAGCCGGGATGGCGACCCCAACACTGACGCCTTGAGCTGACACCGTTGAGCTTCCAACAGCGAGAGCCAAACCAATCACGACGAAAAGAAGTCCTGACTTTAGCCAACCAGCTTTGTCCCACATAGGCGTTCTCCTTCGTAAGTTCCTGTGCGTGTCTTTCACTACTTCACCACTACCGGGGCGCTTGTGTTCGCGATCGCCGCGGCGTGCGCGGAGTCCCGCGCCTGTGCAGCCTGGATCGCAGCCTGGCCCGCAGCCGTCTGCTCTGCCGTGCCGAACTCCTTCGCCCGCGCAGCCTGGTCAGCGTTGTACGACGCGACCTGCTCAGCCGTTGCGTTGGCCGGGAGGGCCTGAACTACGCCGGGGTGCGGAGGCGGAAAGCCTACGCCCTGCTGGTTTGTCACTGTCCCGGACGCACCGAATGTGCCAGCCAAATTCGCCACCGGGAGCGCCGGTGAGGCGGGCTGCGGACGTGACGGGCGCTGCGTCGCCTGCATGATCGGTTCGACGTACGGGAGAACGTGAGCATTCACACCCCCAAGAGGACGTTCGTCGAAGTAGCGATTCGCGCGCTGTTTCTGCAGGGTATTCAAAGCACCCTGGAGAGCGTCGCTGAGCTGTTCGGACTGGACTTCAGTCGTGACGTTGCCGTCAGCCCAAGCGGTCTCAGAGCTGGACGCCGTACCGTCTGAATAGATCTTGGTCGTGTGCGTCGCGAGCAACGTGCCGGAGTTCGCGGGCTGTGTGGGCGTGATGTCAGTCATGTTCGTTGTCCTTTATTTTTCGGCAAAAAATTCTAAAATTCGTAGCGGGCACAGGATTCGCACCTATGATATCACGGTTATGAGCCGTGCGCTTTAGGCTTCTAAGCTAGCCCGCAGACAAGAGCGTACCGCAGGTTTCTGCGCCATGCAAATGCGGTACGTTGATATCAAAAAACTGCTACTCGCCGCGCTGCGCAAACGTCCGGATGCGGTGGCAGCAGGCGCAGACTAAATCGCACTTGGCGATCTCAGCTAAGATCTGCGTGAGAGTACGTTTATGGCAGGTCCACAACTCAAATTTTTTCTCGCCGCGGGCGTGATCGAAATCCATTGCACACGGCGGGAAGGTGCGGTCGCAGTCTTTGCATGGGCCGAGCTTCATAACGTACAGCAGTGCACGCATCGCACGGGCGTGGCGGGCTGCGTACCTGCGACGCTGCCCCTTAACATCACCCCTGTTTTTCTTCATAAAATGACCATAACATGTACATTAGATGTACTCAAGGTAAAAAATCCTAGAATTATGCGGGACTTACGTGAGCGCCCTCGCCCGGTAGGCACCCTAGGGTCCAGGCCCGTATGGTCTCTCCTGTCATAATCCCCAGCCCGCTCCGTCGCGCTGTCATAATGTAGAGCTATCCCTATCAGTGTACCGTGACGCAGCACAGAAACCGCACGGCAGCAGGACTAGACGGGCTGCGACTGAGTATCGGCTTACCGCAAAAGACTTACTCACCACGCACAAAAGAGCGCCATTGTAGATGCGCTCTCGACCGGAGGCCGCGCTTACTGTAGGGACAGCACGTGACGTAACAGCCACGTACCCCGCGTAGCAGGAGTGTAGACGGCGCAAGCCGTGAAAGACCAAGGTCGCGAAGATGATTCGTTTTGTGTAGAACGCAGACTTGATAGCAAGCCTAGGCCGGATTCTTAATAGATCACAATGTGCCTTTCCGTTAGAGCGTCCTTAGATTTAATCTTAAACGACAGATCAAACCATAGCGTATTGTGATGGCACAAGGCTAAGCGGGCACGGGGTAGACTAACGATGCTTGTGTTTTGACTACTGGACCGCGCCGAGGCGCGAAACCAAATGTTATATCAACCGAGGGATTATGCTCTCTAAGCGGGCTTTACCAACTTACAAGGCGTAGCAAAAGCCTTGTAAGGGATTAAGCCTATAGATTCCAGTAAGTTAGCAGCGTTCTTACAGTCTTACAGACTTACAGTAAGTAAGTATATATTATATATATATATATATACACGGGCTGCGCTCACTTGTTCTTTTCGGGCTTGTAAGGCGTAAGTCTGTAAGGATCGCGCCCGCGAAGCCCGCTCAGTGAGCATAATCTCTCTGTAACGTCAATAGGTTATACGCATGATCAAATCTAAACTTCCCCCTTACAGCATTTTCGTTCGTCCGTTAGTCCGTAAGGGTTCACGGCTTTTTGCCGTGGCCAAGCGTGCTAGTCTGACCGATCGTATCGCACGTGTAACTACACAAGGTATGCGAACTGGTTCTGAACGTCACGGCGTCGGCCGAGTGCTCACGAATCAGCAACACTCGTATGACACTTGTAATTCAAGATGGGCTAATCGCATGCGCAAGGTGCGCTTCGCAGGCCGCTCATGACTGCCGAGGATTTTCGTACTTTGGCATTCTGGGCTGTTCTGTTAACCATAGGATACACCGTTAATGCCTTTCTTTCGTGATTCGCATGGTCCAGTGCGCTTGGCAATTCGCAAGCGCTTCTGGTTACTCTCATGTTTCCAGTTCCGATCCTGAACCGACCTAATGCGCTGTTAGGTAGCAGCGCATTGAGACGGTAAGTTTCGCCGTCGCATAATCCCTCGGAGTTTTTTATGTCAAGCATCACAATTCTGAACCAGACCGAAGTTAACGTGCTGATCGACAAGATCGGTAGCGTTGCATCTGTACTTCAGACAGATATTCATCAGGCCGGTTGCAGTGTGTTTAGCCACAGTTTCGTACATGGCGATAACACGGGCGTGACACGCTTGTTGGATAAATTGCCCAATGGTCAGCGAGTGAAAGCGCTCGCGCATTGGTTCAATCACTTCAGTAATGGCGCGTTGACCCTCTCGGTTAACCCGACAACGAAAGGTTGGCAGGTCAACAAGGAGCGCTTCGCCCGCAGAGCTGACTTGATACCTAACCTTCAGGTAGCACTGGATAAAGCGATGGCACTCAACTTCGCTGATCTCAAGCCCGAAGTTGGTCACGACACGCTGACTCTCAAGCAATTCCTTAAGAGCTTGAAGCGCAGCGCGACCAATGTGGCGTATTTTGACGGCACCAGGACACTGAAAGTGTCGAAGGAAGTGAACATCGTCGCATCACAAATGTGCAAGCTGATCGAGTCATATATGGCTGAGCAGGCCGCTGCGCAGCTGTCTGTAGACGTCGTGAATGTGATCAAGGATGCG